ATATTAAACAATATACTTTATTTAGCAAAAATCATTCTACATTATCTGCTAAAAATTAAGGTTTTAGAAAATAAATTTGTCAGGTCTTATTATAAACGAATGTTGAAGGAATTACTTAGCAGACTTATGAAATTTGTTGTAACAAAAGAATTTATTGCAATTGTTGTCTTTTTCATTTTAGCATGGGCTATCATGAATTATAGTACAGATAAATCAATGATTAAAGACGGATTTGATTCAAGTGCAAATTCACAGCCAAATACTGCTAACGTTCATCCATCCGTATATGCTACAGCGACACCAAATACTGGTGTTGTTGCACCGGCTTCTTCTGGAGCTTCAAATGTCGTATCAGTTACTAACCCAACTGACCTTCTACCAAAAGACCAGAATAGTGAATGGTCTGCTTTAAATCCCGTTAATAATGGTAATCCTGCCGTTCCTGATTTACTTCAAGCTGGATATCATATTGGGTTAGATACTATTGGACAGACACTCCGTAATCCTAATTACCAGTTACGTTCTGATCCAATTATTCCTAAGGCACAAGTTGGACCTTGGAATCTATCAACAATTGAACCAGATTTAGGACGTGTTCCTTTAGAAGTTGGTGTTGGAGCCAAATAAATAACATAATATAATCATTTAATATTATTATATTATTCTTCTATAACATTTATCATGTGATCTATAATTTCGCTTATTATATAAATGAATAATATAGATATTTTTGGAATAATTGTAATTGGTGGTCTTTTATTAATCTGTATATACAAGTATTTAGACAATTTAGATACATTCGATTTAAAATGTATTGTATCTGGTGTAGATGGAAATAAATACTGCGTTCGTGAGAGAAAACAACTAGATAAAGCAGTAGATCTATTAGCAAGTACGACTCAAAAATGTAAGAAACTAGTAGAATATGTATCTAAGAAATATCCCGAACAAGAGAATGTAAAACGTTTAGTAGCAGGATTTAATCCTAAACAAATTATGGAAACTCTTCCTACTAGTAGTTATACTGCATATAGTGAGAATAAAGGAGAGAAATTAGCATTTTGTTTAAATGTAAAAAATAAAGATAATGAAAATCTAATCGATGAAAATACACTTATGTTTGTATGCCTTCATGAACTAAGTCATGTTGCTACAAAATCTATCGGTCATAAAACCGAATTCTGGGATAATTTTAAGTTTCTACTAAAAGAAGCAAAGGAATCTGGTATTCATGATCCAGTTGATTATAAAAAATCACCACAGGAATACTGTGGAATGAAAATTCACGATAATCCATATTATGACGCATAAAGAATAGTGTATAGAAATAGTATTATATTTTACTCTATAATACTATGTAAAATATAAGAGAATAAGATATACATATATTAAAATTGAACTATGGAATTTTATAAAGTAAGTATTTTAGATATTAACGGAAATTCCGAGAGAGTTTACGAATTTAATGGAGAATATCCAGTATTTAGTGAATCTTCTATACACGTTCCTTTACAAATTCACAGAGATGATTCTATAAATACGATTAAAAAAAAAATATTATATGCTTTAGATAAAACAGTTGCATACGATGAAATATTTCTTTTTACCACAGTTAAATGTGATTCTTCTCCAAAACAAATATTCGATTCTGTAAATAAACACAACGATTCATTATCATTTATTCAATTCTCTCAATTATGTGAAAATTTAGGGTATTCTATATTAGATAAAAAAGAAAATTATGCATACGAAGATTTATTACAAGTATTCTCAAACAATCGGTTTCAGCTACCTGCTATGAATAAATCTCTCGGATTACAGTTTATAATAAATCGAGATATCAGTTTTCCTATGAATCCATATTCTATTCTTCCAGAATATCAACTTATTACTTCGTCTGACAATCGATTAGTTTCTCTTGAAAATAGTATATTTCAACAACAAGTTCCAGAAAAAATAAATGATAATACTATTTTTGTATGTTTAGCGGAAAATATTTTGAATCGATTTGAGAGAATTGGAATAAACTCCGATTTTTTTACATATTTTTTTCCTATTTTATCAAATAAAGGGATTCTCTCGACTTCTGAATTATTAAAGTCTAAACAAAAACGTTTAAAAGAAACAGAAAAAATGTTGGATGATAAATCTAGAACCATTTATCAAAATGTTGATCTACTCTATGATATTTATAGGGAATCAAAATCTGTACCTATTCATTATATAGAACGTGGTATTTCATCTCTAGATATTTGTATTTATCCTGTAAATGAAATACACATTCCATTAGATTCTATATTTAAAACGGTTCATGTTCTAGAACACATTCCCTTTATTAAATATAATCCTGGAACAAGACGAGAGAATATTTATCGATTATATTCTACACAGATTAATAAATATGGTAAAAAAATTCCATATTTACGTAGAGCGAAAATTCTACAATTAAGTAAAGACCTTCGAGAGATAGGTAAATCTGGACAAATTACTTTTTATTTACAATTCTCTCCAATAATAGATATTATTATTACAATTACTGGAAACGCAAATGTATATATAAATATTGTTTTAGAAAAATCAATGCAATTAACCGAATTAGATCTTATTCTAAAAGAATCTGTTAATAGTATTCTCTCAAATATTCCATATCCATTACCTCAATTTTATTCGTTCTATTCTGAAAATACAAAAATATTAAAAATGAATTATCTATGTAAATTACCAATCAAACGGAAATTTTCGCTATTTAAAGAGGGATATATTTCTTCGATATTCCAAGTTATTGAAGAAAATATTTCAAAAGATGCCGTTATGAAATACCGACGTGTAGATAATTTTGAAGAAATGAATCCCGAATCATCATTAATATTAGAGTGGTTTAATTCTACTGTAGAAAAAGGACGAGACGATCAAGAAGAGTTTATTCGGGAATTAATGAACTTTTCAGGAATTGAGAGAGAACAAGCATTAATGAAATTAAATGTATTTTTAAGGGATCATACGATTATTAACGGAAAATATTCTAGTTCGACGGATACTATCTTAGAAAATGCTGGATTCTTAACTCATGCATCTATTATTACTGATGAAGATCTCGTTTTAATAAATATTGAAAATATTAATTCTATCATATATATCGAACCTATCGAAATATATATAGACAGTATTTTACGTCTAAAACAATATCCAGAAACAATTACTATTTCACAAGAACGTATTACACAAGCATTAAAACATATTTCGAATATTAAGACACTAAATAAATTTGAAGAAAATATAGTTGAAGTAAAACAATTAAAACCCGCTGAAGCTATGAAATTTAAAAAGACGAATTATTTATCATTATTTGACGAAGAAGAAACAGAACCAGTCGAAGAATACGAAGATGACAATCAAGAGAAAAATAGTCCAGATAAAATAGACGACGTTTTCAAGAATTTAGATGATTTTAAAGATGCAGATTTTGAATTTGAAATTATCGACGAAGAAAATCTAGTAACATCTCCAGATATTCCAGAAGTATCAGAAGAAGCACATAAAGATGTTGATTCCGATTCTGATTCTGATTCTGAAGATGAAGGAATTGTTTTTGGAGGAGAAACCGAAACTAAACAGATATTCCCATATAAACAAGTTTATGGTGGTAGTACTAGTACTAACACTGAAACATATGAACGTGACCTCGATGGAAAACCGCTAAAAATAGGAAATGATAATATTATATTAAATCGACTCAAAAAACGCGAACCGAGATTATTTCTAAGTAAAGATGGTGAAAATGGACTATTCGATAGATATTCTAGGCTCTGCCCTGCGTATCGGCAACCCGTTATTATTTCAGAAGAAGAAAAAAATAAAATAGACTCAGAACATCCAGGTTCTTATTCACAAGCAACAAAATACGGTACAGATCCAGAAAATCCAAATTGGTATATATGTCCTAGGTATTGGTGTTTGAAAACAAATACGAGTCTTACATATGAACAAGTCCAGTCAGGTGTATGTGGAAAAGTTATACCACAAGGTGAAGATGTAATTCGTCCAGGTCATTATGTTTATGAATTTAACCGCGGCGTACAACATTCAAACTCAGATGGAAGTTATCACGATAATAAACCTGGATTTTTAACAAAAGATAATCATCCAGATGGATATTGTTTACCTTGCTGCTTTAAAGAATGGAATAAACCCCAGAGAGATAAACAGGCTGCGTGCATGAAAAAAGAACCTCAACGACAACGTAATATACATATAAATAAAGCTCGAACTATCTTAAAAGTGGAGTCGATTCCTCTTGACCCGTCCAGATACGGATTTTTACCATTAAATGTTGAGAGATTTCTACAAATCGATCATCAAACAGAAGTACAATCAGATAATCCTTCCATATTAAAACCGGATGGAGAAACTTTTTTGAGATATGGGGTTCAACAAACTTCAAAGAAATCATTCATTGGATGTATCGCGGATTTATATTCTAGAAAACGTAAATTAGCAAAAATCGTATCCATTCAAAGTATGTGCGAAATTATTGCAAATGCAGTAACAATAGATATGTTTATTCGTGTAAATAATGGTGCTCTTCCTTCTGTATTTAAGCGTCAAACATCGAGAGAAAATCAATATGCAAATATAGAAAAGGATGAAATCATAAATAGTATATTTAAGACAACGATTGATTCAAGAAATGAAACACAACTCGATTTTTTTCAACAAACGGTTAATTCATTTTACGCGTTTAGAAAGTTCATGATAAACGACGATTCTTATATAGACTATACTTATTTATGGGATATTATATGTATGCCAAATCCAAGATTATTTGAAACTGGACTAAATATCGCAATTCTAGATATTACTCAAAATGATTCAACCGATAATATTGCTCTTATATGTCCCTCTTCTGCTTATTCAAAAACTTATTATGACCCGAAAAAAGAAACATTTATTCTCTTAAAACTTGGTTCTATTTTTGAACCAATTTATTTAGTTAATTCTAGACAAATAACCCCTACTTTTTTCGAAGAACATACATTAAATGAATCTCTCAAAAAAATTCTAAATATTATTCGATATTCTTCTCAAACGTATTGTTCTCCTATTAAAAGTATTCCTCAATATGAATTCAAAGGTAATAAACTGGCTGAAGAAGTTTACTTAAATTTATTAAGACAAACCGAGAGAAAATCTTCATATCAGGTTTCTCATCAAATATTAAACTTTCAAGGGAAAACTATCGGATTTAAAGTTTATTTATCAGAAAATGAATCTATATTTATTCCTACGTTACCTTCTGCAACTATTCCTGAATTACCGATCCAATATATTGAAAATGAAGAGTTATGGCAATCATATGAAAAAACTCGTGATATCTTATTACGCGTAAAACATGAAAGTAATGGAAATATTCTTTGTCAACCTGTATTTAAAGTCATTGAAGACGGATTAATTATAGGCATTATTACAGAAACAAACCAGTTTATACAGATAGATGAACCTACTGAAAATATATTTGAGGACTCTTTAAAAACTATCACAAATAATAATTATATATTGGCAGATAATGCAATTTCTACGGGCAAAGAAGACTCTACTCGACTCAATATGATTAAACGTATCGAGCTAGAAAGTCGTTTCTATTCTGCATTTCGGTCGTTTATTCGATGGGTAGTAAATCTTCCAGAGAATCGAGAATATAAAATGGCTATTCAAAAATATATAGAAAATCGTAGAGGTAAATATAACAATACATACCGTTTAAGAAAAGTCGAGGAAATTCTTCGTAATCTATCTAAAAATAGAATTCAATTCTATGAATACGAAGACGAATCCATTCTATTTAATTTATACGAGATTACAAATTGTCAAGATAGAACGGATCAAGGTAAACCCTACTGTTTTTCTATTCCAAACTCAAATACAAGAGGTATGCTTATTCCAGAACGACATATGATTAGTGGGGGAGAGAATAATATTAAATATTTTAAAAGAATGAGCGATGAATTACTAAGATATAAACGGATTCAACCATATATTTTAGAACCAATGCGAATATTTAATATCAAAGATGTAGATTATCAATTAAATAATAATGAAATGATACTTTTAGAGAGTTTTCTTGTAAAAGAATATTTTGAGAATTTTATTCCATTCTCTCAAAACGAGTCTACAAAAATTACATACGAATTTGCAACACAAGATCCGAGAATATCTCATCCATATTCCGATATAATCGAATATGCAAAACAAGTAAATACTAAAAATATACCGAAAGAATCTGAAATCGATATTCGTTGTGTAAGATCAACTATACCTATTAAAGGTAATCCTGATACAAGTATTTGGAAACAAATGTTTCCCGATATAGCAAAAGAAATTGTTCTTTCTGCCACCCGTGAATGTAGTTTTTACCCGATTATTTATATTGTGCGCGATATGTATAAAAAAGAAGTATCCGTTTCACAAATTAAAGAAACATTAAAAAATGCGTATATAAAAAACTATATCGATCTATATTTGAATAAAGTATTAATACTATTAAAAAAACAGGGAAAAAAAAATATGGTATCTCGTATTCTAAAACATCCTGAACCACAAACACAAAAAACAATTTTTGAAGAATGGATTTTAAGCGAATCTTATTATTTGACAGACTTGGATATCTGGGTATTGGCACAAGAGTTATCTCTACCCATTATATTATTTACATCAACGTCTCTTAAAAATTTACTAGGAACTGCATCTTGGATAGTGATGGGTAAAAATAGTAGAACCGATAAATATTATTTTATACGTGCGTATGCCAATCTTAAAGAAGATGAATATCATGATTATCATATTATAACACCCCCAATAAGTCTTTCTGAACTAAATTCTTTTAAATCAAAAGATGGACGATTATTTCTCAAAGATATTATCCGTCAAGAAGTCGGAGGAGATACATATAAACCAAACTTGTTATCTTTGAAAGAGTATTTCGAGAGATTTACGTTTATACCAGCAAAGTAAAAAATGATATTATTATTATTAATATTATTTTTTGATATTTTCTCTAATCAATTCAATTAAATTCCAAATTCGTAGTTATCATCGCATATAGAGGATGGTTCCGCATGAATTGCCGAGATATTATTACGAATCATAATCTCATTCTGTGAACATCCAGTAGATTCTTCTATAAATCCAAACTGTTTCTCAATCTCTTTCAATGTATCTTTAATAACAATATCATCTACCTTCAACTTTACCATCTCCTTCATATCTAAGAGAACATTAAATGCGTTCGTACCATATTTACCATACTGACCACACATTACATTCGCAGATACTCCAGACATCGAATCGAACTCTCCATGTCGTGCTGCATTTAAGAAACCCTCTGTATGCATTTCAAATGTCGCTTTCGCAATTGGACCAATGTCGTCCTTTAGAATTCCTGAACGGAAAATTGGAACCATATTCTTTGTCATCGTCATACGATCGCATAGTAAACTTAGATGGTGATAATTAATATATACATCCGAGAATTCCATCACATCTACAAACTCATTATAGATAACCTGACGAGCGGCTTCTATACCTAATACATCATATACCTCTTTTATATCGTTACAGAATGTACGGTTACCGTCTATTAAATGATTTCCTAGAATCTCCAAGAGATTTGAACCGGTGGTATCTAGAACCCAAGTATCCTTCTTGATATATTTGCCGTCTTCTAAAACAACTGTATTCTGTAGTTTTCTAGGAAGAACATTCTGTATTCCGGATACACCACGTAATACTACATTATTCAAGAGAGTATCTTGGAAAGATTTTAGGTAGAAGATTTTATCACTTTGATCTAGAGAATCCGCACCGCTCGACTTTTTCTTAAATATATCACTATTCATACGAATACGGAAGACGAGATTTCCTGCGTTATAATCCGAGTAAGCACATTTAATATCGCTTGGATAACCGGTTGTAATTGCAAAATGGATATCGTCCATCGTAATATTTTTATCCAGGAGTTTCTCTTCGTTTATTTCTAAACGGATAATCCATTTGGATTTCGTAGATGTTTGACGATCTGTATAATCGAAAGGTTTACTTCCACCGCCTAGAATACTCATTTTTGGTTGCTGTTCTTCTATATCATTCTCATCGGTACATTCCTGCATAAACTTCTCGAATTCGTAGAACTGTTCGATTAACTGTTTATCCTCTTCAATAACTGTCGCATCTTCGATCGGGTCGAAATAGATTTGTACCGATTTTACCACATCAATCAGTTTCGTATGCTCTAGCATTTTACCGTAATTCATCGCCTTATCTTGGTCGGTTTCATCAATCGGTTTAAGAACGATTGTTAGGGATGGATTTTTCGGATTTTTTGTAAGTCGGAGGATTTCCTCGATTCGTGGCACACCACGAGTAACATTCGACTTGGAAGCCACACCGGCCAAGTGAAATGTATTGAGAGTCAGCTGCGTAGTAGGCTCACCAATTGATTGACCGGCAATTACTCCGACCATTTCTCCAGGATTTACGATTGCCTGTTTATATTTCAAGACTATATTCTCTAATAGATAGATAAGTGCTTTGCGATGGAACCGCTTATTTATGAGAAGG